CAGCATTAATTTGATCGGTCCCTGATTCCTGTTCATAGTATATTGAACTACCGTCTGTGTTACCTGTGCAATCAGTAGATGCATCATCAGAAATATCATAATATGTAGCGTGAGGTTTTGCAAATACAGCAGAATCCTGCCACGTTGTTCTAGCTAAACTTCCTGTAGTCCATATAGGACGTTTAACAGAAGAATCTAAATAATTATAAGTAACACATCTATTAAGCACCTCTGAACCACCATTAGGGTAGAACCAAGTTACTTCTCCAAACAAGTTATTAACACCTGCAAAAATTAAATCTCTTGGTGTGCTATTTAAACTATCGTAAACAAAGTCTTCTACAAGACATGGCATAGATTTTAATTGACCATCGTAAGTAAAAAATCCGTTTTCTGACATCCAGTACGCTGTGCCATCAACTTCAACACACGCATTTTTGCCAAGTAATCCACAGTTGGTACCGACTTGTGAGAAAGAAAATGTAAATGGTTGACCAACAAATTGCATTAAGAATAAAGAAGTATCACTCCATACATAGATAGCATCTCTACCTTTGATAGCTCCCATGATTTTAGAACCTGCTGCTAGTCTTTGTGTGCCTGCAGTATTGTCTGCTCTAACTGTGTAAGAATCTGTTTGATCAATACTTTCTTGAGAAGAAAATCTAATAAACATATCGTCTTGTGTGGTAGGATCTCCAATAGTTGTTTCTGTCCCAAAAAATACTAAGTGTCTATCCGGTGTAGATACTAACACATGACGTGATGCTGTAGGTGCATTAGCAATTAAAGTTGCTCTTGTCGATGTTGCATTGGTTGCAGCTGCATCCCATTCAAAACAAAAACTATTGTAAATAAGTGCAATTAATTTTGTACCGTAGTTGTCAAAAATCCATAGACCCGGGTCAATTGTAAAGTCATCGGAAGAGGCTTCTCCCCATCCAACATAATCAGTTACATTAGTTACTACAGCTCCGCTAAGATGAGAGTCTTTAGTTGTACCATCTACTTCTCTTGTTGCTCCCTCTAAATTATTACCATTGATAGAAGTGTAAGAAATATCTTCTGTTCCTATTCTAACTGTTCCTGTTGAAGGAAAACCATTTGTAGAGTTTAAAGGTATAACTGTTACAGCGTCATTAATACCTGTGCTTAAAGAGTTAGTTACAGGTCCTGCAACTGTACCAGACCAAAGTCCTGTACCCCATCCAAATCCACCTGCTTGTTGAGCAGGCCCTACTGTATAATACATTAAACAAGAAGCACTTGCTCCGGGCACTGGATTTTGTGAAGCATTAGCTTCTACTACAGCCATAGTAATTGTTATAGATGTATTGGTAGGAACTGAAGTAACCATAAATTTTTGGTCTTCAAAAGTAGCATTTGTAAATGTAGAGTTAGCCCAACCTGTTACATTATCAAACATAATAATGTCGTTTTCATTTAACCCATGACTTACTGAAAAAGTTACAGTAATTGTTTTACTGTTGTTTGTAGTAACAAAACTTGCAGTGGTTAGTGTTTGTCTAATGGGGTGAATATCATAATACGTTCCCCCTGAATAAACATATAAAATTCTATTAGTTCCTATAGCTGCGTATTTAATACCAGCATTATCATCCCAATGATGAAGGGCTCGGGCTGCGCCTGTAAGTTTGTCTGCTCCTAGTTGTCTCCAACCGCCTATTTTTTCGGGTGTACCATATCTAAATCTTACATTGTCCCCATCAAACCATTGCCCTTCGGCCCCGGTTTCTGTGACTTGTTTATTAAATCCTGGTAGAAAACCTAATTTTTGTAACATATTAAAAACCTGTTTAGTAGGTAATATAACAGATAATAGGGAAATTCAATATGTTTTAAAGCAGAGGGAATTGTGGTGGAGTTCCCCCTGCAAGCTTATTTTATAATCTATTTCTTAGATTTTGTCAACTGCATACCTTTAAACCATGCAGGTAAACCAAGTAATGGTCGTTTATCTAAATAATTTTCTTTAGCCATTTTTGAATTAGCTTTATTATAGTGTAAAAATACTTGACCACAATCGGTGCCTTTAAATTCTTCTCTCCAATGTTCAAGATCACATCCAGAATATATAAGCATGTCTCCTGGATCTAATTCAACTTTAACACCAGCTTGACCTACGCTACCAGTAGGGTCTAAATATATTGGCCATGAGTCTCCACCTAAATTTAATGTAGTAGATATTTCACAAGAGTATCTATCTTTGTGTCGAGCTAATACATCTCCTTTTTTATATATTCTTGCATAAGAATAGGTTTCACTTAATTTTAATCCTGTATGTTTTTCCATGACAGGTTTTACTTCTTGTAATAAAGTTTCCATTGCTATGTCACCATAGTGTGAATAAGTATTAGGAACTTGTTCGTCATTCCATACACCAAAATATTCTGTAAACGGTGACATATATTTGGTATCAAATAAAACTCTTGCTACATTTCTTTTGTTTTGAAAATATTTATATACAAAGTCAGCTAACTCTTTTGAGATAGCTCCTTTTAAAACACTGTATTTATTTTTTTTAAACGACATTTAACACTCCTTTTGGTATTGCTTGACAGTTCCAATGTATAAATCTAAATGGATTATACCCCATATCTACAATGTATTGATGAGGTAAATATGATGGAAAAAATATCATTCTACCTGGTTTAACTTGATAATTAACTTGAGAGGACGCATAAGTTACTTTTGTTTTATCTTTTTCTGGTAAAAGATTCATTATGTTTCCTGGTCTTGGATCTTCAAACATAGGTAGAGATGTAGATTCATCTGCTTTTAAAAAATAAAAACCAGATATGTGGCCATTCCAATGTGTGTGTAATGTGTGGTGTCCACCACCTTTTTTAGCAAATTCTTGTACCCACATTTCTGTAGTAAACAATTGATAGTTTGTTAAATCAAACCCCATTTCTACTAATAAATTATGTGCTGTTGCACCTATGTAGTTTTGTAATTCTAAAAAATTAGAATCACCAATTAATGATGTTGAATGAAATACATGACCCATGTCTCCTTTATCTCCAAATTTTGTATTACGCTCATCAATAGATTTTTTTAAATTTTTTTTAGATTGTTCAATATATTTGTCTGATGCTTTATTTAAATCTTTTACAAACCCTGGTTCATCTGCAAACCATATAGGACATTTAAAAAATTCTTCTCTAGTTAACTGTTTAGGAAAAGTTATTTTCTTTTTTTCTTTTCTTCTTTTTTGTTTTAATTTTTTATTCTTCATTGAAAAGGCCATCCTAAATTCCAGATTACTAAACTATGTCTTGATCCTTTTTTAACTGGACAGACTCTATGCCAAACAAATCCAGGAAATATTACTAAAGATCCTTTAGGAAGTATCTCTTTGCATTTACGAAAATTAGGTTTTTTATCTGGATCCATATTTCTAAAATCAAACTCTAGCTCACCACCTTTATATTCTTTAGGATCTGATAAAGTTACTGTTACAGATAGTTTTCTAATTTTTCCGTGAGTAGGAGTATTAGGTGCATGATAAGGTTTATCCCAACCATCACAATGCCAATCGTAATACTGACCTTTATTATATTTAGTAAATTGACAAGATTCTGACCAATCCCATTGAAAATTCCACCCTGCAGCTTGATTAGCTTGATTAACATAGGGATGAATTTCTTTGTATATCCAACGATCATTCATCCAAACTATATTAGAATCTCTTTTCTTTTTTAAATCTTTAATTTGAGATTTGTTTAATTTTTTAACATCACCATAACCACCTGTAGTAGCTAAATTATCTTGTAATTGTTTTCCATAACGTACAATATCGTCACAAATTCTATGAGGAATTACTGATTGAAAATACCAATAATAATTTGTAAGGTTCATATGTCTTTATACGTTATTTATATCTTAAATAAATATAAAAGTAAAGAGCCTTAAGGAGTATTAGCCCACCAAAATATCATGGTTTTACGATCTTTATTTTTAACTTTTTTAAGTCCATGCGACACCTTAGAACCATCAAATAAAGTAAGCATCCCTGCCTGTGGTTTAAGTTTAATACCATTTCTTGTAAAAAATTCACCCCCTTTAAAATCATCGTTTAAATATATTAAACTATTATACTTTGTCATTTCTCCACCAGCATAATCATGTTTATGTAATTCACTGTTAGTACCTACATGCCAATTTTGAAATTGAGCATAATGTAAATCTAGTTTTATTTTTAAATGTTTATAAATGGTATTTGTAATTTTTTTAGTTATTTTTTGATTTTCTGTAAATTCCCACGTTCTATCTTCAAAAGGTAAAGAAAACCCTATATCTCCAATGTCTTTAATTTTATTAGAATAAAAATTACAAAGTTTTTTAGATAAAAAATTTTTAAAGACAAAGACTTTATCTTTCTTTTTTTCTAAAATTTGCACAAATTAAGAAATAGTTAATGTTCCTGTAACTGTAAAAGTTGCAACTGTACATGATCCAACAGGTGCTACTGTATTTGTACATGGAGTAGCTGCAAAAGTAATTGTGTTTGGTGCTCTTATTACAACAAGTCCTGCACCACCATTAGCGCCATTACCATTACCTGGAGGACTACTTGGAGGAGCTGCTCCTCCACCTCCACCGCCACCACCAGTATTTACTGTTCCTGCTGTTCCATTACCACCACTTGGTCCTTTTCCACCAGCACCACCACCACCAGTTCCACCAGTTCCAGCTGCTTGTGGGCCTGGTACACTTGGGAATGATCCACCACCAGAACCTCCACCACCACCTCTTGCCGTAGGAGTGTTTGTAATATTTGAAGTTAAACCATTTCCACCTGGACCACCTATAGGATCTGGCCATGCTCCACCAGAACCTCCAGCAACACCTGCTCCACCACCTCCACCACCAGCGTCTGAGCTAGGTCCTTTGTTACCACCAGGAAAACCTTGACATGCGTTACCACTACCACCAACTCCAGGACCAGTATAAGATGCTCCACCTCCTGATCCACCTGGTTGTCCAGTTTTTGAACATGTCGGGGATGGTACAGAACTTGCTCCAAAACCACCTCCAAGAGAAGTTATACATAATGCTACACTATTATTTCCACTTGTTGCTCCAGGAGCACCGGTGCCACCCGTACCACCAGCCCCTACAGTAATTGTATGAGTTCCTGCTAATATTCCACTTGCTTTTGTTTCTGTACAACCACCAGGTCCACCTGATGTTTCAGAAGCATATGAATTTCTATAACCACCAGCTCCACCTCCACCACCAGAATTTGATCCAACTACTGAATATCCACCACCTCCACCACCAGCAATAACTAAGAAACTAATACAGCCTAAAGTTTTTACTGGCCATGTTCCAGCTGATTGCGCTTCAAATTGTGATTGCATTGACCACATACCACTTGCTTTATCTAATTCTTTTGTAACTACAATTCCTGAACCACCGTTTTTTCCATTTTCAACACCTGGTCCTCCAAAGTTTGATCCACCACCGCCGCCACCACCAGTGTTAGCAGTTCCTGCACTTAATGTAGTTGTACCACCACCAGTTCCTCCACCACCAGTTCCTGCGTCTCCACCAGCTCCACTATTTATTGCTCCACCGCCGCCACCACCAGCGTAAACACCACAGTTAGGATAAGTACCTGGACCAAAGACTGGAGTAATATCTTTTCCATTTCCACCGTCTCCACCTTCACCACCACTTGGTTGTTTGCTTCCAGCAGCTCCAGCTCCGCCACCACCACCTGATGAACGGTTTGGTGAATTACCACCTGCTCCACCAGCATATCCAAAGCCATAAGTTCCAGAATCTCCTGGTTGAGAGGATTGAGTTGTAGGTCCACCTGTCATTCCTGGTGAATCGGTTGCTCCAGCTCCACCTCCAGAACCTCCGGCAGTTCCTGGACCAACGGGTGCACTAGGATTACCTATTCCACCACCGCCGCCACCTTTAGCTGTTAAACCAAAACCTGTTGAATCTACACCTGTGCATCCTTGACCACAGTTATTAGTTCTTCCATTACCACCTCCACCAATAACTATTGGATAAGCTGTGTTTCCACAAACTGAAATTGCACATGTAGGTAAAACCATACCTCCAGCTCCACCACCGCCACCATTATCTCTTCCAGCGCCACCGCCACCACCTACTACCACTGCTCTAAGAATAGTAGTTCCTGGTTGTGTGGTAAAACAACCCGTGCTTGTAGTAGCTGTAACTTTATTTTTTCCAAACGAAGTTGTATTCGTTTTTCCTAAAATACCGCCGTTTGCTGATCCTGAAGGACTAGCCATAATTGAGTCTCCTTATGCGGATACCCAAGCTAGCGCTGATGCATCCCAATTAAAATTATTCGGTGGATCTTGCATATCTTCTGCAGTCCATCTTAGATTAGGTTCGTCCCAACTAATTTTTTTATCTGTTGTGTCAGTTGGATATGTGACTGGCGCTTGCCAATCATCATCACTATTTAATGACCAAGATGCCCAAGGTTGTGGGGATAAAAATTTATCTTTTGTTGAATCGTAAACAAAACCTATACCACAATATTGTTTTCTAAAATTATTATTGTAAGAAGTTTGTTTCCAGCTTCCACCTTTAAAAAAATTAATACACCATGTTTCTCCGTCAACATGCATATCGTTATCTCCAAGAGTTCCGCTGCCTGCAGCAATATCATTGCCTACAACAACTACTCTTTGTACTACTTGATGTGTATCTGACGTAAATCCAGTAGGATCTGTCATTGATTTAAGTTCTGCGAAATGTGCCATATTTTTACTCCTTAAAAGTTATTTTATATTAAAGTTTTAACTTATTGTCAACGTACCAGTTACAGTAAATGTCATTACAGTACACCCTCCTGCAGGGGCTGGTATTGTTGCTTTTGTATTAGTTCCTGGAGCTACTGTAAAAGTAGGTCCAGCAGGTCCAGGGGCTCTTAAAACAACCACTCCTGATCCTCCAGCTGCACCAATTTCGTGGGTAATTGTAGGGGCACTATTTGTAAATGCACCACCACCTCCACCACCACCAGTAGAAGCTGTTCCAGCAACAGCAACAGCAGGGGTACAACCTGCAGCTCCTCCACCGCCGGCTCCACCTAATCCTCCCGGACCTTGAGGTGTATAAGTACCACCACCTCCACCACCTCCGTAAGTTACAGAAGCATTTGTTATAGAATTTGCTAATCCTGCTCCACCATTTCCACCTCCAGGGTTTGAATTAGAAAGAGGAGAATTACCTGCTCCACCGACAGCACTTGCTCCACCTCCACCACCAGCTGAATAAGGGCCAGGTGAACCATCTCCACCAGCAAAACCTTGAACAGGAGATATAGGTGAACTTAAAGGAGGAGTGTTTCCAGCGCCTCCAGCATCTGAAGGATTACCTCCAGCTCCCATTCCACCACCACCTGAACCACCTGATTTTGCATTTGCATTACCACCAGCTCCGCCACCACCACCTGTAGCTGTTATAGATGATACTGTAGAATCTGTTCCAGAATTACCTGGTTGTGCCACACAAGGTGCACTACCAGCTGCAGCACCACCAGCTCCAATTGTAACTGCATTTGATCCTGGTGCTAAATAAATTTTTGTTCCGCCAGGGAAATTACCTCTTACACCACCGGCTCCACCTCCACCACCTCTTTGGCCACCACCACCTCCACCACCAGCTACTACTAAATAATCAAGAGCGCTAAATGGGTTAGCTGTACCTACGTTTATGTTTGTTGATGCTTTAAATGTTCCTATATAATTTGTTCCGTCATATGTTACAGGGGCACATGCACTACATGTTGTAAAAGGAGTAGTTGTTTTTAAAACTACAATTCCTGAACCACCACCATTACCGAAAGGACCACATCCTCCGCCAGATTCACCGCCGCCACCACCGCCAGTATTAGCTGTTCCAGCTGCTGCACAAGGGCCGGGACCACCTGCTCCGCCACCACCAGCTCCACCAGCACCTGCTGGTCCTTGTCCGCCACCGCCACCACCACCAGCGTATGTTGTAGCTGTTCCTGTAATTGAATTTGATTTACCAGCTCCACCAGCTCCACCAGCAGAACCTGTACCTGCAGATCCAGCTGCATTAGCGCCACCTCCACCACCTGCTCCTTCTACAGTTCCAGTAGAAACTCCAACTCCTCCAGGATTACCTTGAGGTCCTCCTAAAGCTGCTGGGGCTGTAGGAGTATTTCCTGTTCCACCAGGGTGAGGTCCTGAAATATCTGCACTTCCAGCTCCACCACCACCAGATCCACCATCTTTTCCTGACATGTTTGGTTGACTACCTGGCGGTCCACTACCAGCACCTCCGCCACCTGCGGATGTTATTGTATCATAAATTGAATTAGTTCCTGTGGTACCTTGAGCACATTGACTAACTGCACCAGCTCCACCAGCACCTACCGTTACTGCAAGAGTTCCAAATCGAGACTTTATCACTCCTGCACAAGAATTACAAAAAGAAGTTCTATAACCTCCAGCTCCTCCACCACCACCTCGGCCAGAACCACCTCCGCCGCCACCACCGACTACTAAATATTCTACATCTGCTTCATTATAAACCCAATTATCATTTTTTACGAAATCATATACGGTATTCATTTGCCAAACACCTGATGCACTTTTAGGATTGCAAACTGCAGGTTCTACAATTACTGCATAACCAGAACCACCAGCACCGCCTGCTCCACCATTTCCGCAACCAGCTCCACCACCTCCGCCGGTATTAGTTGTTCCTGCACATCCAGCACTTGTTCCACTTGGTGGTCTTCCTTTTCCTGCTCCACCACCACCTGGGCCACCAGCTCCACCGGGTTGACCTGTACAATCTGATCCACCACCGCCACCACCAGCTAAAGTTAAAGGAGATAAAGGAGAAGAAGAACTTCCTGCTCCACCTGCTGCTCCTGCAGCATCTCCACCTGTTCCACCAACAGCTCCAGCTCCGCCACCGCCAGCGCCACCTTTTCCAGGAGGTGCATTTGTACCTCCACCTGCATTTCCTTGACATGCTGTTGCACTTCCACCAGTTCCACAGTTTCTAGATGCTCCACCACCTGATCCACCAGGACCACCATTATTACCAACGGGTCCACCTGTTGCACCACCGCCTCCACCGCCAACGGCTGTTGCTCCGGCAAAAGTTGTATTCACTCCATTAGTTCCTCTTGCACAACCAGCGGGTGATCCTGCACCTCCACCACCTATTACTAAAGTATATGGTGTAGAACCTGAAACTGGTATTGATGTACAAAGATAACCACCTCCGCCACCACCTGCTACTAATAATGCATTAACAGAAGTTGTTAACGGTTGAGTTGTAATTGTTGCACCAGCTGTTTTAGTATGAGTAACTGCACATTGACTTTCTGCTGCGTTGACTGTGTTTACAGGTCCGATAATTCCGCCATTAGCCATAGCCGATTACCTCCTATGCGTCGTTCAATACGTCGTAAGATACTACTAGATCTAAATCTCCCGAAGCGCTTGCTCCACCTCTTAACGTATCACCTTCTTGTAAATAAATTGGTGTGTCTAAAAGAACTAAAGAAGCATCAGCGGGTACTGATATTGTGCTTGCTATGAAAACTGTTTGAGTGCCGATAGATGCACCTGTTGCTGCTGAGGTAAATCCTGCTTTAACTATGGATACAGTAACGTCAGCTGCCGCACTTCCATCAACGTTTGCGACTGTAATTCTATTAATTTTTACAAGTTTTTCTGCCGATACAACCATTAAAGAAGTTGTTGTAGTATTACTTAAATTGAATCCTTGCGATTCACCGAAAATACTAGTTACTGATACTATATTTGGATTTGCCATAATTTATTTCCTCGTTGTTTTTTATCCGAAAATCATTGCCATTGCAATAGCTTTTCCTGTTGTTACTCCTGCATTAGCCTGCATGGTAGGGGCTGCTGCGGATCCATTTGATGTTAATACAAACCCAGCTGTTCCCTCAGAAACTGCTGCAAAAGCACCATTTGTGTTAATTTGAACTTGTCCTGTTGTACCTGCTGGTTCTGTAGCATCTGATACAGCTACTACGTCTTGACCATTAATATATAAAAGGACACTAGTTTTATCAACTGCTGCAAAAGTATATCCAGCTCCTGAATCACTTGCACCTTTAATTTGAACTGTGTATGCACCCGATGTTGAATTTTTAAAACAATAAAATTTTTCTACTCCATTTGGAATGGTGACTATTTGATTACCTGAAATAGTTCCTGTTAATTCTACGACAAAATTTCTAGCAGCATTAGTTAAACTATCTGTTGTAGAAGTAGAGTCTCCATCTGTAATTAATAAAGCAGTTGTTTGAACACCACCAGCTATTGATTGTGAGTGATATCCTGACGCTGCTTGTTGAATAATGTTTAAATTTGTATTAGTTTTTGTTCCCCATGTACCAGCGTTTTCGCCAGTAGCCATAAGTTCTATACCTAGATAGTTATATGTAGATGCCATAATTTCTCCTACGCCTGATTTACATGCTTAATGTCTGTATAAGATGTATTTCCAGTTATGTCAACATCTGTATATCCAGTAGTTGCAAATTGTGCAGTATCTAAAACGGTTGTTAATTCAAGCCCAGTTAATCCAACGGTCTGTTCTACAGGACTTATAGACCCTACTGTGCCTGTTAAATTAAAGCTATCTGTAATACCTACAGCCATAGATGGTACTGTTAAAGTACCTAAAGCTGTGCTTAAAGCACCAGGAGACGTTAAAGGTACGTCTGTTCTTGTTTCATCTAATAAATTGCCAACTCGTATAGTTAAGCCTTCATCTAACGATAATCCTACAACATCACTTGGAGCAATTGCGCCTACATTTGTAGTTAAACTAAAGCTTTCTAAACCAACATCTTGATCTGATCCGTCGTTTATATCTAATGTTCCTTGAGCGGTAGAAACTAATAAACTTTCAGTAAGAGTTAAATTAAAATCAAATTTAGTATCTAGTGTTCCAACAGCACCAGTTATATTAAAGCTGTCTGTTATGACTACCGGAGTTTCAACACCTGTAGTTAAAGATCCTACACTCGTGCTTAAAGCTGTAAATGTTGGTAAAGTTTCTGTACCACCTAAAACATTACCCCAACCATTTTCTCCCCATGCTTCTGTACCCCAACCTGGAGAAGGATTTGCTGCAACATCTGCTGCGTTAAGAGCTGTTGTTAAATTAAAACTGCTTGATATAGCAACAGTTGCATTGCCTTGTCTCTCCCATTCACCATCACCCCAATTTAAAGCACCCCATGTGTCACTAGTTTCGTCCCAAAAACCACCCATGCCAATTCCATGAATCCAACATGACCAATAACTTTGAGTTGCAGGTAATTTAAATTCTACGTATCGAACTGAAGCAGCGTTAAAAGTTGTAGTATTATAATAACTAGATTGATTAGAAGCACCATCTAAATAATAAGTTATGTTTGAAGTCTGTATTGCCGCCTGACCTGTTGATAAATTAGTGCTAGAACTAGTTGTAATGTATAGCGGGTGATTGTCGTTACTAGAATCAGATTGAATTAATCTTATTGTACCATCAACAACCCAGTCAACATTATTACTTGCCGGTTGAGAACCGTCAAAATAATAAACGTTACCCGTTCCGCCAACAATATATTGTGTGCCGCTTCCTACTGTGACTGTGATTGTTTTGTCAGCCATAAGGACTTACTCCTTATGAAACTCTTATAATAGCTGCGCTTGTACTAGCTGTTGGGAATTCAATTGTAAAAGTTCCTGCTGAAACTGATTTAGTTCCACCAAAAGAAACTACACATACTGCTCGGTTAGTTGTAAAACCAGACAGTGCAGTTGTGTTATAAATTAAACATCCAGCTGTTGAAAAAGTTGCTGAAGTCCAAGCAGTTCCGCCTGATAAATCTGCAAAGTCAACATAAGCTGTAGTTGCTGATGAACTTCCTGTTACACCATTATTTACTAATGCTTTTCCACCAGCGACGTATGCTGATCCAGAATCATTTGAAGTTTCATTTGTAGCTGAATATACAGTTGTTGTAGCATCCATGTTTGCTGAACTTGTATATAGTGCTAGTTTGAATGCATTTCCTGCAGGTGTTGAGCCGGACGTATTAAAATTATGTCCTCCTTGTAACAACTCTTGTTTGAAGGTGTTGCATATTGCCGATGATATTGCCATAATATTTTACTCCTTGTTTACGGTGAAGGAGACTTAACTGGTATTCTAACTGTTCCGTCAGTATAGTCGTCTCGTCTTCTTCTACCCAGTTGCATACCTGCAAACTGTTGTATAGCATTTTTATACTTTGTTTCGTACAATGTCAACATGTCTGTTGGACCTTTTAAATATCCATAAGCTTCTACTAGGCAGGCATATAATAGGCCTTGTGGTAAGTAGTTACTCAGGTAGGTACCTGAATTATTAGTCTCTAATCCGCCTGGCATTTTATTATAATATATTCTAAATTTATAATTAGCGGCAGGCGTAGGAGCTATATAAAGGCCTCCTGATGTGCTGTCAGTAGTTCCTGTAGCTCCGCCAAACATGGCGTAATATTTAGGAAAACCGGTTACTGGCTGACTAGTTAAGTCTCCTTCTGGACCAGTTAATCTGTCTACATACTCTGATAAATATGTTTGATCTTTTTTCTCTAACCATTTTCCCTCATCTTCTGTGCTTGTAGTAGAATCAAATACTTCTACCCCTCTAATAAATAAAGCTCCAGCTGGAGAATTAATAGTATTTTTATTTATAACTAAATTACCTTCTTGAACAAATCGATCAGCATCCATAGGAAGTTCTTGATTAATTCTAAATTCTGCATTTTCAATAAATCTATTAATAATAGCTTGTGTTAAAACAGTTGATGAAACTTCTGTATAGTTTCTAATATCGTCAGTTAAATTTGAGTAAGTATATCCGGCCATAATTAAGCTCTATCATTAACGGGTCCAATTGTACACTGAAAACCGCCTCCTGTTTCTGTACTGCCAGCAGCAGTAATTAATGTTACATTTAATCCATCAAATTGAGTGCTGTATTGAGGTTGTCCTGTTCCAAGCACTTGTGTTGTATTTAAAGAAGCTACTTTATAAGATCCAAAAACTTTTGCTCCACTTGCATGTGTGCCAGCTGTAGTATTTTCAAATGTAACTCCTCTATATGGAGCAGAAGTACCTCGTACACAACCAGTTAAAGTATTTGAAGACCTTCCTGTGTACTCAATAGTTTCGTTTACAAAAGAACCCTCAGTATTTACTTTTTCAATAACAATAAAACCACTCGTTGGAAATTGTGATCCGTCTGTTAAAACAATTGAGTCTGCTGTAGCTGTAATATCTCCATTTAAAGTTGTAGATAATTGCAATGTAGCAATTGCCACCCCACCAACAGGTGATTTAATATTACGTAATCTAATTTGATCGTTTACTTGTAAGTCCCCATTTGGAAAATTAATTTTTAAAGTAGTATTAGATGCAGTTACTAGAGGATTGTCTGGTAAAAAATCTTCAGTTGGAAATTCTGTTCGTGCAGGTCTAGCTCTTTGTAAAGCTTGTGGATCTGCATTAGTTGGTTTTGGTTGTAACTGTGGTTGTTTAGGCTCAAATTCTGAAACATGAACCAGGGCTCCATTCCATTCTCTGACCATTTCATTATATGGAAATGCCAAACCAGAACGATCTGATATTGCAAGAGCGTATTTACCTTGTGAAAAACTACTCATTAGGCAACACCAGGATAATATATTTTAGGTGCTATGTAAGTTGAATTAGAAGAACCATCTTCATCTTCTGCTCTTAATAACTCATCTTCGTATAACATCTTCATTTCTTGAGTTCTTTGTGGTGCGTATTTTTGTGATAGATAAAACGCAAGTCCTGTAATCATACAAGGAATAAATCTGTAAGGAACATCGCTAGCATTTGTGTAAGCCCCTACATCATCAATTCTTTTTGTGTAATAAAAATTAATATAATTTCCATCATGAGCTGCTCCCGGTGTTAAGTATAAAGTTAAACTAACTCTATCAATAAATCTCTGTACCCAATATTGAGTTGGCAAACCTTTGTCTGTTTTGTTAGAAAAAGCTTGGTATTGAGATCTACTAATTTTAGTCATTGGTGTATCTACAAAAGTAGATTTTACCCTATAATTAGCTTCTTGAATGTCTGTCATCCCTCTTGGAGATTGAGCAACAGCATCATCTGTGCTGTGAATAGCTGCAGTTGTACCATTAACTCCTCTAACACAATCGGTTAAATTTGAACCTGAAATAGCTGTATATGTAATTTCTTCTGTACCAATTAAAATTGTTCCTGAAGTAGCAAAACCAGTTGTAGAAGTAAGAGCAATAGTTGTGGCTGTTGCATTTATTCCTGCACTAAGAGTTGTGCTAACTCCATCAGAAGTTCCATCACTCGGTGATCTATAAAAATTGTAAGTAGCTTGACCATCTACTAAAGTAACATTTTGATTTTTTACTTCCCAAAAATGAAGTCCTCTATTACCCCATTCAGAAAATAAAACGTTTAAAGATCTTTTTGCAGTTTTTAATTGATAGCCAGAAACACCTTGCATACCAATTCTTTCATATGCATCTTCAATAATTTCGTCTATGCCTAAGTTCTTATCAAAAGTATAAGACCTTGAAGTAGTGTTAGCCATCTAACCTCCTACCCGTCGTAGAATACTGTTAAACCTGTGATGTCGCCTTGGTCAGCAGTTAAAAACGCTCCATTAGGAAATAATACTCCATCATCTGGAAT